GAACTCCCTGCTACTGAAAAGACTTGGAGTCCGAAGTACATTGAACTGATAATTGATATGTGCGTCGATGAACTTAACGATACGCTGATGAAGCTGTCGGTGAACTGCGGTGTTGATTTATATGATCTGACGAGAACCGATATATTCACGTTCTTACAGGATATTCTTGCCAAAGACCTCAAGAAGATGGTGTTCCGTCATGCTTGGTTCGGAGACGTAAATGCTGCTAACTTCCCGGTTGGTAACCTTACGCCCGGAATTGATCCTGACTTCTTTAATGTTTTCGATGGATTTTGGGTTCAGTTCGCCGCAATTTATGCAGCTAACCCGAACCAGCTAATAGCACTGCCGGGTAATACGCAGGCTACGACAGCCTTGCAGTTCTCCGTAGCTACACCGCTGCTCATGTATAACGCTATTAACAACCTTATTGATAGCGCACCCTGCGAACTGTCAGAACAGCCTGACCGTATATTGCTCGTAACAAAATCCGTGATGGACAGGTTACGGCGTCAGCTTCAGGCACTCGGCACAGCGTTTCAGGATTACAAACTGATGACCAACGGCATTGAGATAGCCACTTGGGACGGTATTCCAATTTATTCGATCTGCCTTTGGGATCAGTGGATACGTGCGTACGAAAACAATGGTACTACCCTGAACGATCCGCACCGTGCCGTTTATACTACCAAGTCAAACCTGAATGTTGGTATGGCTTGTACCAGTCTGTTTGAAAACATTAATTCATTCTACGATCCACGCAGCCGGTACAACCGTATTGAGGCTGTCGACGCTTTTGATGCAAAGATAATTCAGGATGCGTTGTTAATGGTCGGAAGATAGGAGGCTATTATGACAATAGGTTGTAATCAGATAGTCGACTGTATCCTCAAGAACTGCGAGAACCTTGTTCCGGGGATCAAAGACGTAGCATATTTTATCAACTGGGATTGTATTGATAAAGACTTGTCTACGTTTGATGTGGATAATCCACTTTTACTTACGCAGCTTGTATTGAAAACTGCTTCGCCCACTTGCTACGCCTTTTGCGTGGAGGGGTACAATTATAGCAATGAACATACGGTTGCGATGGTGAAGAAAACATATCAGAAGGTATGGGATCATAACTTTATCTTCCGTATATTCGATAACACGCCTGAAGTAAAGCAGTGGATTGAGAATGCCAAAGACAGCCGGTTCGTGGTAATTATTGAGAATAACTACAATAAGCCCGACGCCGTGCTTGGTGCTGGCAGAACGGTCTTTGAAGTGCTGGGCTGGGATTTTGGCTTGGAACTTAACGCTGCCGAAAGGGACGTTAAATCTGACGAGATGCTTGGTGGCTGGCTGCTTACTGCCGGTTGCAGTGACTTGCTCAAAGAATCCTATATGCCACTTTCATTCTTTGTAGGTGGCACGATAGCTGCTACAAGGGCTGCCGTCGCTTCGTTGCTTGCGCCTTGTTGTGAAGATTAATAAGTGGGGATTAATTTCCCCACTTTTTTACAATGAGCCTTGTTGATGAAGTAATTGCATTTAGCCGGGAATACATTAACCGCCCGGCAGCACGCACGCCGCAACGAAAAAAACAAATACGTGAGGCATTGCGGGCGATTACCGGGCAAAACATGAGTATTTCATGTTCAACCTGTTATATTGAGGCTTTGTTTAAAATCATTAAATATACAAATATGGCATTCAGTCAATATGAATTACGCAGGGGCTACGTCGCACTTTTGGCGAAGCCTTTTAACGGTGTGAAAGCCTTTACAAACAAGCAGATCACGGATGAACTGGCGCTTGAATTTTTACGGCAGTACCCTGAACGCATTTGTTACTTTACAAAAATGCCACGCCCAGCAACGCCAAGCGTACCTGCCGGGATAAGCATAGTACCACCGGCACAGGTAGTCAAGCTTGAGAAGCCTGCCGCCGCTGAAGTTGAAATAATGCCACCTGCCAAGCCGGCTGAAAAGCCCAAAATTGCAGCGAAGCCACGCAGTCGCAAACCTGCTAAAACGACCACATAATGCGAATTTCCGCTACAAAGACGTCACAACGGGTAGAGCGGAACATTTATCTCACTTCAAAACATATTAAGGGGTACGGTACAAATAATGACTACCCTCAAAAAGTTCTTGAAATAATAAACAGTTCCGGCACGGGGCGAACCTGCATGGATATTTACGTGAAGTTCGTCGAAGGCGAAGGCTTCACTAACGTCGTGCTGGGTGAAGCTGTACTGAACAACCGGGGCGAACGTGCTAACAGCTTGTTACGCAAGGCTGCAAAAGACCTGAAGAACTTTAACGGCTTTGCGTTCCTCGTAAAATATAACGGGCTGGGGCTGCCTTATGAATACCTTAACATACCATTTGAACACTGCCGTATTGAAATTAACGCCGAAAAGGAATATACCGGGCGTATTGCAGTACATCCCGATTGGACTGGCATAACTGGCAAGCGCTTTGATAATGAGGATATTACGTTCATAAATAAGTTTAATCCTAAAACCGTACAGGCTGAAATCATCGCAGCCGGCTCACCTGAAGTTTACGTCGGGCAGGTGATGTACTACACGGCTGACGGCGATTTTGAATACCCTATCAGCCCGTTTGATCCTGTGATAACCGATATGCTCACCGAAGAAAGCGTTTCTACAGTTAAGCACCGTAACGCAAAGTTCAATTTCTTGCCAGCCGGCATACTTGTACGCAAAGGCATTAAGCCGAAAACGCTTGACAGTGGTGCTATTGATACCAGCGACCCTATGTATATTGAGCAGCAAGAAAGCGCCACAATGATAAAGCAAATGCAGGGAGACGAAAATGCTGCCAAGATTTGGGTAGTTGACGTGGACGCTGATGAGGAGAAGCCAGAGTTTATTGACTTCGCCGGCAAGAACTACGACAAGCAGTACGAAACAACCGAAAAGACGGTGCAGGAAAATATAGGCAAGATGTTCATTATTCCGCCTATATTGCGGGGCGTCGATGTTGGTGCTGGCTTCGGGGCAGACCTTATGAACAATGCTTACAACTTTATGAACAGTGTTACGGCAAATGAAAGGCAGATGATTGAAATTGCCTTTAAGGATTTGCTTGCTTACTATGCCATTGAATTTATGGATTATAGCATTAAGCCGCTTACTTACATTGTACCACCTACAACGCCTGCGCCATGATTAATCTCGTTACAAAAGCAGACCTTGACGCTTACAAATATATTGCGGATTCAATCAAGAATCATGTTACGTGGGCGCAGTTCGTCAGTGAGGCGCAGTTACTTGACATTAAGTTCTGGCTGGGCGACGGGTTACTCTTGGAGATAGTCGGTCAAGCCTCAACACTACCCGCGACCATAAGCGCCGCAAATCAGAAGCTTTTGGACGGTGGTACTTACACGTACTTATCAAAGAATTATTACTTTCAGGGCTTGAAGGCTTGCATCATTTACTTTGCCTTTGCCCGGCTAACGAACCGCACGGCTTTCAACTATACGGCAGCTGGAATAGTGGTTAAGGATAGCGACTTTTCAACACCCGTAACGGATAAGGTCATGCAGCGCCTTGAAACTGAAGCACGCCTGACGGCTGACGCCCTCAAGTGTGAAGTAATCACGTTCCTCAACCGCAATTATGCGACTTACCCGCTTTGGCGTGACAGTGCTTATTGCAGTTGTGCAGCAACTTGCACAAATAACCGCCCGTTCACCGTAATTGGAGATTGAAATTCAAAACTTGAAAATATGGCTGAAACAGATAAACAATCGCATCGCCCGTGGCAGAATATTGCAATGGGAAATATCACTCGGGAACTGCCGCTCGACCTATCGTCCGGAGATTTCACAGATGAAAACGGGTTCTTCATCCGCAGTGGTTCAGGCGGGATAATTAAGTATTGTCCGGTCGGCAACGTAGATGCCGAAGCAATTACAAAAACGGTTGAGGCAACGCCTTATTTTATCGACCCGGTAATTTGTCGTAAGGTTTTCAAACTTGTAACGTCGCCCGATACTGACATATATATTGGGTACGGAGTATGACCGTTATATCAAATAGCGCCCCGGACCGTTCGGCGATCCACGTCGTTAAAGGTGACGCGATCGACTTGGAACTGTTTGTCAATTCGGAAATCATTTCCACGGGGCGTAAATTTTATATTCAGGCATTATCGGCCCCGGATCACGGAACGCCATATAACGCAACGTCGCTTCGGATTCAGGTCAGAAGATATGATAATTTACTTTTAAAAGATTGGATTTCCGGGGCAAGCCCGGCGGATATTGTGATCAGCACGGGATCATTTCATTTGATCGACGCAGACGGTTTTGACCAAGCCGGATGGTTCGATTTTGATGTTCAGGAAACAACCGAAAATCTGACCATAATGCGGGGAACGTTTTATGTTGAAAAAGAAACAACGATAATATGAGCATAAAAATCGGAATAGGAACGAATCTGCATATAACTTCTTCGGGAGGTTCCTGGACTGCATATTGGGCAACACGAACTCCAAGTAGCTTAACGCTAACACAATTAATTCCTTCGACAATACGGTTGAATTGGTCTAATTCAGGATCAGGTTTTGATGGGACTTCAATCGAACGTTCAACTGATGGGGTTACTTATGCTGAAATTGATACCGTTGCTTCGGGGGTTGTTCAATACAATGATACGGGATTAACTGAAAAGCTCACGTATTATTACCGTCTTCGTTGTTACAAAGGATCGAATTATTCCCCGTATTCAAATGTCGCAAGTTTATTATTGTTTTCTGATGAATTGATTCTTTATATAACCGGACTTGCGACACCTTTAAGTTCCGGACAAAAAACAAAATTGGAAACATTTATTCAGGCGTTGAAAACCGGACTTTCGATTCCCGCACTTGATGACAAATTCGATGTGATGTATATTCTTGCAGGAGAAACGCAGGAAAGTTCACTTAAAAATCTTATAAAAAATTCGCATCATATCACGGCGGTAAATTCGCCTACGTTTACTGCACTTGAAGGATTTACCGGAAATAGTTCAAGCGTATATTTGAACGCGAATTATAAACCATCAACCGACGCCGTGAATGTTTTATTGAATTCGGCAAGTTGGGGAATATATTGCAGAACAGATGAGGGGGCAGCAGCAAAAATTGAATATAGTTCAGGATCGACAATTTACGGATATTTAAGATATACGGGGGATTTGCATAAAACTCGAGTGAATTGCGGGGGTGATTATGAATATGCTAATACTTCCGCTATTGGAAATTATGTAGATGTCAGACGTGGCGCAACTTCATCGGAAATGTATAAAAATAATGTTTCCAAACTTTCATCTGCGATAATATCAACAAGTGTTGGAAATCAAAATTTATTTATGCTTTGCTTTAATAATGCCGGATCACCTGCATTTTATTCGGGAAAACAATTAGCATTTGCTTTTATGGGTACTCAATTTAGTGCTGCAGAAGTTACCTCAATCGGAAATGCAATCGAAGCATATATGGATTCTAACGGAAAAGGAGTAATACCATGAACCACATAATAATTACAGAATCACAAGCTAATCAATTACGTGGAGATTACGGGGATATTCGCGGAAGCGATAATCAACCTACCGCAAGAATTGAACCAATAAAAACACCGGACGGAAAATATACAATACCTGAATCTGTCATTGGCGGGTTTGGATTGGAAGAAATTGAGGATGATATTATCGACATGATTACCCCGACAAACATTAAGAACATTATTGATCTTCCCGCCGTCGGGGGGTTATGTGAAAAGGATCATCTTTATAATTATTATGAGGTTGGCGCAAATGCTTACAGCGGATTAGTAAAATGTGTTCAAACGCATAACCGAACCATTTATCCTCCAATACAAACCCCGGCATTGTTTAGTTTTTTTCGTGAAAATTCGGATACCCTTGATTGGATACAAAACGAATGGGTCGAAGTCGGATGGAAACGTATATATAACGGATTGCAATACGAAGTTATTCAAGCACACCAGACGTTAATAACTTGGACACCTGATGTAACCCCCGCTCTTTGGCGGTTGGTTGCTCCACCGACGCAAGAATGGACTTATCCCGTTGCTTACGCCGTTAATCAAATTGTCACGTATCAAGGATCGACTTATAAATGTTTGCAGGCTCATACTTCACAAGCGAATTGGTATCCGCCAAACGTTCCTGCACTTTGGCAATTACAACCGTAAAATGGAATGGATAATAATAATATCACTTGGCGTTTTGATCTGTTTTTGGAACTCGACGCAGGATGAAATTCGTTTTCATTGGGATCGTACGTTCGGGAAATTTATTAAGCCCGATACGTTTTGGTATGATTGGATGAACCCTTCGGTCAGTTGGGCGAATAAAAATTTTTCAGAAAACATCGTTATCCGGTTCATATTTTCGACAATTTTGGTGTGGATGACCGATCTTTGGCACTTATTGAAATTTCTGATAATAAATTCGTTGTTCGTTATATTTCTGATTTTAATTAACGAGCCGTTCGTTTGGTGGCGTTGGATTATTATGTTGGCAGTTTTGAATCTCTGTTGGGGAATATTGTTTGAATTATTCATAGGAATTTATGGGGCGATCGGGGATAGCAAAGAACATAAAGCCGGGGATAACTGGTATGAATAAATGAAGGCAATAATTCAATACATAGGCTATTTTATGGCAATCGTTGGTGCGGTAGCTGTTATCTGGCGTATCGCTGTTTCGTTCCAAAAATCCGAATCGCAGAATGACATAAATACTTCGGATATAATCGAGATCAGGGATGAAATGGTCACCCGAACTGACTGGCACATTCTGACTGATTCGCTTTACCTGCATAATGATCGAATGCGTCGATCGATGTCAGAAATTAAAACCGGGCTGAATAATCTGCGGAACAGTTATGTTTCGTATCTTCGAAGTGATAAAACGCTGACGAAAGACGATTTCCTGAAATACATGAACGGGATCGAATTTGAATTAAAAAAAAAGCCCAACAACAGTTCATTTATGATTCCATACAAGTCAAGCGAATAATGGATACGATTCAGTTCAGGATACGGATACGAAAAATTGTAAAATGAACAGCAATATATTTCCAGAACATGAACGAATGACTTTCCCGGTAAACGACGAAGCTATGGTTAATCTCCACTTGCAGCGCAGGTTTTTCGCAGATGAATATTGTATCGGTTCACTTTGGGTTGATAAGAACTGGTTCAGCGATACGCTCGAAGATAAGGTTCGGGATTATAACCGGGATGGCGATTTGGATGATGACGGTGAGGATAAAATTTATGGGCAAACTGCTATACCGTATGGCAGATATAAAATTTCAATCGTATTTTGGAAAAAACATCAGATTTACGTACCGTACCTGCATAACGTAACTGATTTCAGCGGAATCCTGATTCACGGCGGACGGACGATCTGGGATACGCTCGGCTGTATTCTAGTCGGAGAAAATACTGTCAAGGGCGAATTACGAAATTCAGCGAAATACGTCAGGAAATTGACATTAATTATTCAGCAGTATATTACGAAAGGTCACAAAGTTTATATTAATATTGTCTAAATTAATCAATTATGAAAAAATGGATCATTTTTTTACTCATTCTTATTCCTGTGGCTGTATTCGGGCAACCGGATTCGACAGGTGTAGTTTCTGATTATCCAAAGCCCGGATCGATATTCGATATCTTTTCGGATCTGAACTACTGGTTATCGTCAACGGCTACGGTAGCCGGGCTCACGATTTTCCTGACGGTACTGGTGGCGAAGATCTGGAAAACGATAACGGCGATTTGGAAACAGATTGTTGCCCTGTTGATTTCCCTGATCCTGATGGCTATCGGGAATGTAGTCAATATCGGATTCATGGCTGAATTTAATGTCGTGACTACGATTATTTACGGGCTTGTGGTGGGATTTATGGCCAACGGGTTGTATGACCTGAAAAACGCTGTAAAATGAAACAATGGACGGCCTTGATCCTGATGGTTCTAATCAGTAGCTGTGCCACACAGAAAATTTGCCTGAGAAAATTCCCT